ATAGAGATGAGTGTCTATGCGTTATATCCTTTTCTGGTTGGACTTCTCATAGCCAGTAAATTCTTGGGGTAGCTCCTCATGTTCGCTGAACTCGCAGCGATTACTTCAGCAATATCTGCGATTAACCAAACCATAGCTACCTTCAAAGAAGGCAAAGCTAATGCTCAAGATGCCGCTGCGCTCTTAGGCAAGTTCGGTACGACTGCTCAAAAACTAGATGATTGGGAAAGAAAAAAGAAACTTAAACGCCCTCTGACTCCCAAAGAAGCTATGGATCTCTCAATAAAACGTAGAGAAATCAAAGCTGTAGAGAATAAAATTAAAGACCATCTGATGATGATGGGAATGTCAGATGTTTGGAGAGATGCAGAGCGTATACGCAAAGATTCAGAAAAACAACATCAACAGTATTTAAAAGATATACATAAGAAGCGTAAAGAACGCCAACGCAAGATGAAAGAACGTCTTGCTGTTCTTTATATTATTTGTTCTTTGGGGTTTATAGCTTGGTCAGGTTGGTACATATGGGAGTTTGCTCAAAAAAAGAGGATTGAAAACGTAAAAGAGAGACTAGAACAAGCTAAAGAACGTCAACGCAACATGAGAAAATGTGGTAGATATAAATGCTGATGGCGTTTCTGCTAGTGGTTGTTGTAGAGGGCGAAACAGTCTCAGATAATAGAATGTTGTTCAAAAACATATATCGTTGCAATGTATTTGCTACCGCTGTGGAGCAAGGCAAATGGTCACCAAACGACAGAACATACTACAGACAGCAGAATGTAACGGCTTATTGTGTGCCTAGAATGGTTGGCGAGAATACTAAATTGTTTGAATAGGAGATAAAATGAGCGCAATACTAAGTTCCCTAGTTGGGCCTGTCACTGGACTGTTAGATAAGTTTATTGAAGATAAAGACCAGAAGAACGCTCTTGCCCATGAAATTGCAACGATGTCAGAGCGACACGCACAAGAGCTTGCAAAAGGTCAGCTAGAAGTAAACAAAGTAGAAGCTGCAAGCAAGAGTATGTTCGTGGCCGGGTGGCGGCCTGCCGTGGGATGGACATGCTGCGTTGCCTTACTCTCAAATTACATCCTTATCCCTATGGCTAACTTTGGTTTGTTGTTGGCTGAGATGGGTGTTGAGGTTCCTAGTCTTGATATGTCAGCCATGATGCCTGTATTGCTGGGTATGCTTGGACTCGGTGCTATGAGAACTGTAGAGAAGACTCAAAAAGTAAGTAGAGAGAAGTAATGAAAAGAGCAAAAAGCAGAATTAAGAAGGTAATCAAAGGTTTAGATAAAGCATCTAAAACACACAAGGCTCAAGCTAATTCTCTCAGAGCAGCAATAAAAACTAAAAAGAAGCCTAAGAAAAAGTGAACAAAGAGCTAGAACCAGGTAGTGAGTACGAGAAATACGACAGTGATGGCGATGGAGTTGTTACTGATGACGAGTTAAAAACAACGGAGAGACTGCAAGCCCTTGAAATTGCTAATGAAAAAGCTGAAGCACAAAAAAACATGTGTTGGTTTGCTTTGTTTGGTATGTTGCTATACCCCTCTGGTATTGTGATTACATCCTTTCTAAACTTAGATCAGGCGGCCTCTATACTAGGAGATATAGCGTCAGTGTATTTTATCTCTGTGTCAGGCTTGATAGCCGCTTTCTTTGGGTTTCAGAGTTTTAAAAAATAATGGAAATAGCAATAGTATTTATAATTGGTTACTTGATTGGTAAGTACGCATGACGGTAGATGTAAAAGTTCTTTATGACGAAATATCCAGTGACGAAGGAAAGGTGCTTCATCCTTATCTTTGTACAGAAGGTCATGCCACCATAGGGATAGGGCATAAAATTCTTAACACTGACCCAGAAATTAATCTACCCATTAAGAATGCTTATGACGGTGCGCCAGAAGAAGACTGCATCACAGAGCATAGGTGCTACGAGTTGTTTCAAGAGGATGTGCAAATTGCTATTGACGGTTGCAGAAGAATATATGACAACTGGGAAAAGCTTCCTCAAGAAGCCCAACATGTACTTGTAAACATGTGCTTCCAAATGGGGCCAACTGGCCTTAGTAAGTTCAAACACATGAACCAAGCAATAGAAGACCAAGCTTGGGGGCAGGTTGCACTAGAGATGCATGACAGCAGGTGGAGCCGACAGACTCCAGAAAGAAGCAAGAGATTAAGATTGCGAATGCTTGCATTGGCAGACAGAGACGATTAGGAGGTAAGAAATGTTAATGGCAAGTAACAATCCCGAAATGTACAGAAGAATGAGTGGTGGTGGAAACATGCTAATAGGACATCATGGTATGGGGCTTGGTGGCAACTTTGGTGGTGGCTACGATGGTGGCGGCATCAATCCAGGCAACATGTACGGTGGTGGCTTTGGAGGTGGCTTTGGTGGAAGACCTTCTAACCCTTATGGTGGAGGTTTCGGTGGGGGATTTGGAGGAGGTTTTGGTGGCGGCTTAATGAGTCCCTTCCCTCCTAGAAGACCAAGCCCTTATCGCAACCCATATTACATGGACTCTCTAAGAGGCGGTGGAATGGGGCAAGTGATGCCAACCAATATCCCATTTAGAGATCCAGGTTACGGATCGCCTATGATGAGTCAAAACCTAATACAGTCTCTTGGTGGGCCTCAAAGTAGCTTTAGAAATCCTTACAGACCTTATTCTACACTAAACATGCTTGACAGATTCAGAGGTGGCAATCCTTATCCAATGCCTTATCCCATGCCTTCACCCTACGGAGGTGGCTTTGGTGGTGGTTTTGGAGGAGGATTTGGCGGTGGAATGCCCGGAAGCGGAATGAGTGGTAAAGGTGGTAGAATGCCCATGCCCGGAATGCCTCCAGAGGGTGGAGGTATGCCTCAACCCGATACAGGAACACCTCCAGCAGCAGGGGGAGTAACCCCAGAAACAGGAACACCTACAACAGACAATCTAACTGATCTTCAAAGAAATATTCTTGCAGAGCAAGGCTTTACAGAGCAAGAAGCAAGAGATGCGTTTAATGCGATCATACAAGATCAAGCAGGAACGCTAGATCCTAGATTTGCAGATTTAATTGGCACAGGTTATTACAGAAGAATAGGCGAAGCTTTTGGGTTAAAAGATGCCGCAGGTAATCCAGTTACTTTAGGTGGCACTACAACTGTAGCCGGAGGAAGACAAAATACTCCAACTGAAGAAAAGTTAGCTGAGATGTTACAAAACATCCCACAAGCAGGTGCGCCAGAAGAATCGCCTCCTGCTGACACACCTCCTGATGAAGAAGGTTCTCCTCTTATAGAAAACCAAGTAGTTACAAGAGGTTTAGACGGAAAGGATTATCCTACTCCATCAGCAGCAGCAGAGGCTGATAAAATATTTTTAGCAAATCAAGGTGGAAATCAACCTCCTGCTGGAGAATCAGCACCACCACCTGCTGATGCTGGTTCAGATGTGGTTGCTGGAGGAAATCCTTACTATGATAGCTTAACTCCAGAGCAAAAGGCGGCAATAGATCAAATCCGTCAAGGAGGATTTAATCCTTATAGCATGGGTATAGGTGGCTTATATGGAATAGGCGGTGGAGTGATACCCAACTTTTCTGGAATGAGATTCTAAATGCCGCTACAGAAAATACAATTTGCGCCAGGTGTAGACAAAGAAGGAACGGAATACACCGCAGATTCTGGATGGTTTGATTCTGATAAAATTAGATTCAGAAAAGGCAGGCCAGAAAAAATAGGTGGCTGGACGAAGTTTAACAATACGGCTTTTCTTGGTGTTTGCAGATCTATCTTTGCTTGGGCTTCTCTTGAAGCAATTAAGTACGTTGGTCTTGGAACAAACCTAAAATTCTATGTAATGGAAGGTATCAGTCCAAACGACATCACTCCGTTGAGAGAAACAACATCTGCTGGTGACGTAACTTTTTCAGCAACAAATGGGTCATCGACTGTAACCGTTACAGATACAGGTCATGGTGCAGTGCAGAATGATTTTGTAACTTTCTCAGGAGCGGCCACGTTAGGTGGCAATATTACTGCCACAGTTTTAAATCAAGAATATCAAATTGTTAGTGTCCCAGATGCAAACTCTTTCACTATTACTGCAAAAGATACATCAGGTAATACAGTTACAGCTAATGGTAGTGACACAGGAAATGGCGGTGGTTCAACGGTAGGCGCATATCAAATTAATAGTGGCCTTAATGATTATGTGTCAGCGGCTGGTTGGGGAGCAAGCCCTTGGAGTAGCGGAACATGGGGAGGTGCTTCTGCGTTAAGCGTATCAGGACAGCTTCGATTATTCAGTCAAGATAACTTTGGCGAAGATCTTGTATTTAATGTAAGAAATGGCGGTATATTCTATTGGGATGAGTCAGGTGGTGTAACAGCTAGAGGGGTTAATATTACTGATTTAGGAGGAGCATCTAACTGTCCTACAGTATCTGCCCAAATACTTGTGTCTGATAATGACCAGCATGTTGTTGCCTTTGGTGCAAACCCAATAGGATCTGCTAATCAAGACCCCTTATTCGTAAGGTGGTCAGATCAAGAATCAATTACTAACTGGACTCCTACAGCAACCAACACAGCAGGAGGAGTTAGAATAAACTCTGGTAGCCAGATAGTAGGAGCGTTGCAAACAAGACAGGAAATACTTATCTGGACAGACGTATCAGTGCATTCAATGCGATTTGTAGGCGCACCGTTTATATTCCAGTTCACAACCATTAGTTCAGATATGTCTATGATTTCCCCCAATGCGGCAGTTAATGCTAGGGGTAACGTGTATTTTATGGATAAAACAGGGTTCTATGTTTACAACGGTGCAGTACAGCAGATACCTTGCTCAGTGCAAGACTTTGTTTTATCTAATCTAAACGTCAGCCAAGCATATAAAGTATTTGCGGCTGAGAACAATGCGTTCAGTGAGATTATTTGGTTCTATCCAGTTGGCACAGGCACAACAGAAATTACCAATTATGTTAGCTACAACTACAATGAAAATCTTTGGGCAGTAGGCACATTAGGCAGAGGCGCATGGCTAGACTCTGGCGTATTAGAAAACCCTGTTGCTTCTTCTGTTATCACAAACACTAATGATAACTATGTGT